ATAACGTGTCTTGAAGCCAATCTTTGGTTGGAATGTATACTGGTCTACAGCACGAACCATCTGTAATGGAACGTATGGGCAATAGAACAAACCAGCATCGTATGGGCTAGAACCTTTGTAACCGATAGTTACGAGTTCTTGATTGCTTGTGTATCCACCGAAGTATGGGTCGATGTAGACCTTGATACGACCATGGAGTAAACCAGCGAATGTGTTGCCTGTGTCATCTACTTGCAGATCAGCTTGGAGAGCAGGAGTATATTGCAATACACCAGCCATTGCCATAGCAGAAGCAACGTCAGACGATACGATTAACACATTACCTTTTCCACGACGTGTTTGCTTAGCGATTACGTTAGCATCACGCTCGATTTGGAAAATCAAGCCTTTGAAACGCTCAACAGACCAACGACCGTTGGAGTCTGTATCGAGGTCAAAGAAACCAGCAGTTGTTGTACCATACTGAGCACCTGGAACGGCAACAGTATAGATGGTACGGATAACTTCACGGTTGATTTCAGCGAGAACTTCTGTCGACAGAATGTTAGACAATTCTGTTTCAGCATCAAGACCATGAATTGCTTTCAAGTCTTGTGCGAGTTCTAGTGAATACTCAGCCTTCAATGCACGGCTCTGTGCAGTTACAGTTACCTTCTCGATAGTGAAAGCCATTTGAGCAAATGCTGTATTGGAATCAGATCCCAAGAATTCAGCAGTGCTTGTTGGCATTGCAATACCAGTTGTATAGCTGTTAGCAGCGAGAGTTGCAGAAACAACAGGATTTGTACCTGTGTCAGTTGCAGTTGTACCTTTGAAACCGTATGGGTTGTTAGCAGAACCAACACCGGAGAACATTGTGTTCGCCTCGTTGAAGAATGCCTCGTCACCACCTTGGTTTACATACTTGGCACGCATTGCGAAAATCAAACCGGTAGGACCAGTCATTGGCTGAACGCCAGCAACGTCATAAGCGATAAGATTTGGCAATGCACGGCGTACCAACGAAATCAAGATTGGGTCAAAGTTTTGAACGCCACCAGTGATGTTTGTTGGGCCAGCAGAGTTTTCGTTAAGAGCTTGCATTTGAGCAGCATCTTGACGCATTGCTTGTTGTTGATTTTCCAACACGAGGGCTGTAACAGCCTTCTTGTATGGGTCTTTAATGGCTTCTAATTCTGGATGCTCCAGAACTGGTTGCCATTTCTTTTGTAGTTCTTCTGTCAAATACATTTTATTATTCCTTATGTTATGTATTAGTGGTTAATTACTTAACCAAAGTTTGTGAAATGGTTTTTGCGTAGATACTAATGGAAGGATCATCAGAGATAATTTTCTCTTTCTTTTCTTCTTCAACCAATACCTCATCTAAATCAGACGAATCGGCAACTTTAACATCAGCCTTGAAATATGATTCTTTCAATGTTGATAGTTTGGTAGCAAATTCTTCATCAGTAGTAAACTCGACACCTTCTGCAAGTGACTTCAGTTTTTCTACTTGTGTCTGAGTAAGGCCTTCACAAGCTGCGTAAATAGCCTCAAACTTTTTGTGCTCATTGAGTTCTTTCTTCATCTCAATGGCAGACTTGATTTGTTCGTTATAAGCTTCTTCGAGTTCTTCTACCTTAGCGGTGAGTTCCTCAACAACATCTACCTTGTCGGCAGGAATGTCAATGTAATGTTCTTCAAACAAACCTTTCAAACCTGTAATGAAATCTTCAACGATTTCGGCACGGAGACCTTTTTCGATAGCAATCTCATTCTCTTTGATCCACTCCTCAACCATGTAGTTAAGGTAGTCATCAACTTTAGCTGCCAAATCTTCTTTAACTTCTTCAACAGCAGCTTCGAATTCTTCTACTAACTGTGCTTCAGCTTCAGCAATAACTTCTTCTGCACGAGCAATAACAGCAGCTTCAAAAATGGTAGAAGCCTTCTGAACGAATTCTTCGGACAGATTCTCACCTGTGAACAATGCATCCATATCTTCTTTCATCTTCTCTTTGAGAGCGTCTTTTTTTACCATTTTCTTAATCATGGCTTTATCTTCTTTCTCATCTTCGTGACCTTCTTCTTTTTCTTCGGCCACTACTTCTTCGTCAGATTCGGTTTCTTCGTAAGTCTGAACACCAACAGAACCTTTGTTCAAAGGCATTTGGTTCTTACCAGTCTTACCTTCTGGATGCTCAACGGCAACACCGTCATCTTCTTGTGGCTGACCTTTGAGTTTCTTCATTGGCTCGGAACCGACAGGTGGCTTGGCGCCTGGAGGAGTTGCACTTGGAACACCACGAGTGGCATCTGGAGCAGCATCGGTTGTTTTGGTGACTTCTGTACCAATGTCGCCTACTTCTTTAGTACCGTAAGCTACATCGCCAGATAATTTGGCTGGTTTATCTTGACCGCTTTGTTTGGCAGAAACGTTGCCAGAAAGAATCTCTTTAGCGGCTTCGGACAGATTAAATTTTCCCATTTTGAAAATCTCCTTGATTTATATTGGATATTTATATTTAAAGTTTTTTTACGAGTGATTCCCAAATGCGTAGACTTACTTCTTCAATTTCCCGTTGCGAAGCCTGCTTAATTGCTTGCCTGGCCTCAGAGTATTGTTGTTCTGTCCATACACCATTTACCATCACCCATTCTTTGCCTTCCATGATACCTTGAACGAAAGCATTAGGAGCAGAAGGGTCTGCTACGATATCCGCCGCTGTGGCTAGATGAAAATCATCTTGAACTACGTTTACACCGTTGACGTTTTTGAGAGAACCCATACCACGGGAAGATACTCCAATTTGAGCACCACCTTCGATAAGGCTCTTGACAATCTGACCCATTGGTGTGTCAAGAATTTTTGCTTTGCCTATCCAATCATTTCCCTCTTGACGGAGGCTCACAACCATGTGGGAAACTCTGTCAAGATTGATTGATGGGGTGTCTGGATGACCCAGCTCACCAAAGGCACGATTTTTATTAATATATTGTTCTGTATATCTTTGCACTTCTTTGGCCATGGTCTCTTTGAGATATTTGCGGCCATTGCGGTTTACCACTTCTGCTTGTAGAAATGGACCTTCAATGTAAAGATTTCTCTTGCCGTCTTTATCTTCAGCAAGATATTGTAATGATTCGGTGACTTCTGTTATTAACTTCATTATAGTCCCATTGCCTTTCGTTTTCTTAATGTAAGCGTTCTTTTTCTCAACGCTTGTCTTAATTTGGCACGTCTTTTAAATTTAGACCGCCGTGCTGCCATTTTACGTTTTCTTCGTTCTTGTGGTAACATTCTTGTTAACTTACCACCACGAATTGTAAAACCTGGTACTGCTGACTTCTTTACTCTCCGTTGTAACTTACCGCCACGGAATCGTATACGAATCAATTTTGTTCGACCCATCTTCTGCACATTGGCTTCAGACAAATCTTCTTCAACTTCAAAATCATCATACATCTCAGCAGCCAAACGAATTTTAATTTGATTTAACTTCTCAGTAACCAAATCACTTATTCGTTGATTCAATACTCCTTTTGCCTCAACTATTTTGTTCTGTAATAGTTTAGAAACAAAATCTTGCATTATGGTGTTACGCCATAAGGAGGATAGTTAAATGCAGCAGGATCAGTAAACTGACCAGCACTATAAAACTGATTATTCTTATGCAACTCTATAATAACGGTATAGCAAGCATTAGCGGTCGTGCCAGTTGTTTGGATCGTAATAGCACCTGTAGGACCAACCGCATCATTTGAAATGGCTGGCAGCTGATACTGTGGATTACTATCATTAAATCCTACACCGTATGCAACGATTGGTGTGCTAGTTGTCGTACCTTGCCATTTTAATTGCAGGTTACCTACTTCAGAATCGACTGAAGCAAGAACACGAGAAACTGTAAATGCGCTGTTTGCAAATCCTGGCGGTAATGTGTTACCTGTTTGATAAGGTAAACCATTAGCATTTAACACACCAGAGAGTGTTAACGGGTTGATAAAGATTGTTTCGTTTTCATCGGAGTCCAAAATACCAACTCGTTTGATAACGACCCTCTTATTTGAATCAACTAATACTTGTGTTGTATTTGCAATCGCCATTTTTTTGTCCTAATTAATTTTCTGTTTCTTCATCCATAGAACCAGCATTTGACCATTGCATTGCTGTATATGGAACGGTTACATATTTATTGATTTTATCCACATAATAAAGAGCCACTCTTTGATTGTTTGGAAACTGTCGAATCCATTTCCGTTTCATAATTAAAACGGCAGGAGGATCCATAGGTGCACCATGGTCCTCTTTTTCGTTCAGAGAGCGTAGTTCTTTAAGTGTTTTCATCCGTATTTTCTTCTGGTTGAACTTCTTCTGTTTCTTCTGGTGCAAACATATTTTGAGCTACCGCTTGTTTGGCAGCATCTAAATGATTCATTACACGGTCATGAATATCTGCATATAAAGCATCACGCATTTCTTTTGCGTTATCGGCAGCTGCGTAATCTACGATTTGTCTTGTGTTCATATTATCTCCAATCTCAATATTTATAATATCTGTTTCAATTTAACAAAGGTACCAACTGACTTCTGTTCTTGTTGTTGACCCATTTCTTGTGCTTGTTGCAACTCATTTTGATGTGTTGCCAAAGCAGCTTGTTGGTCAGCTTGTATATCACCAACCATTTGTGCCTGTGCAACCTGATTAGTAACATCAACCGGTAGTCCAAGACCAGCTTCTTTTTCTTCATCAATCTCATCTTGCATTTCTTTAATTTGGTCATCAGTTAAACGCAATACATTGCGCTGAATCCATGCTTGTGAGAAGTAACGGCCTGTGTATGGGTCTACAGCAGCCAAGAGAGATAATCTTTCTCTCATTAATTCGGCATCTTTTAATTCAGCAAAGTTATTATCTTTAATGAAGTTATAATAGATGTGTTCTTTAAACTGATCCCATTCATCAGCGGTACAGATACCTTTTAATACACATTGCACACGGAGTGCCTGATTAAAAATATCAGAAAACTTATTGCGAAGTCTATCTACAAACTTAGCAAACTTTAACTCATCACGAGTAACTTCTGCAACACGACCAATTGAGAAACCTTGATTTGGTTCTAAACGTGAGATAGGTACTGAAAGTGATTGATACAGTTTCTTTTGAAAATATTTAACATCTTCTAACTCACCTAAGTTTTGGCCACCAGGTAATGTAGAAATTTCGGTGCCTTTACCACCTTCACGGCGTGGCAACCAAAAATCTTCCATCATTGATAAGAACTTACGGTCATCACGAACTTCACCGGTGTTGGCATCATAGACCAACTTGTTCTTATATTTGACCATGATATCACGCAGATATTGTTCTGCCTTTAACTTTGGCAAATTACCTACGTCAATGTAAAATATACGGCGTTCTGGTGCTCGTGAGATACGATAGATAACTGTTGCATCTTCAATCATGCGTAACTGATTTAATGGTTTGATAGCTTTGTGTAGATAAGACAATACAACAGCACGGCGGCTGTCCATAAGACCAGAAACAACGGATATGATAGAATCAGTAGTGATACGAACGCCAACAGGACCGTAATTGCTTGAAGAACCAGTAACGACCTTGTCGTTGTAAATATAGTATTCGTTAAATACGTCAACAATGTCTGCGCCAGTTCGTTCATCTTTTTTCTTTTTAATCTCACGAACTTTACGAAGTTTGCGTGGATCAATATACCGAAGTTCTTTAATACCAGCAATTGGATTTTCTTTGTCGATTAGAATATTATAAAATAATCTTCCGTCAATATAGTATCTACGGAAAATATCTTGTGCCATGTTTTTATAATTTAACAGGCGCAAAATGGTATGAAATTCTTCTTTGATAGCTTTTTTAATTTTCTCTGGTTGGTCTAAATCGTCCAACACAATCTCAATGATTTTGCCATCATCATCTTGCACAATGGCTTCATTCATAATATCATCAATCGCCGATTCGATTTCTGGCTGCATGGCCATTTCACGGTAACGAGAGATGAGTTCTACTTCATTCTTTGCGGTACCATCTAAATCAACGTATGTACCATAATAGGCCGCAGACGAAATAGTAAGAGCACCATCTTCATTGGAAGGTGGTGTAAAGGATGGTTGTGCAGATTGCTCTTCCTCGTTCTTTCTACGAGAAATCTCAAAACCAAAGAGAGAGAATTTATTAGTAGCTGCCATATTTTATAATATCCAATTCAATTAAACATATTGGGGAACCGAAGTTCCCCATAAAAACACATTAAGAAGTAGTGTTAGATTCCCAATATTGGAAGGCGAATGTTGCTGAATATTCTTCAATCACATCATTCGAACCCCAATCTAAATCGATTGGTGCAATATCAAGTGGGAATAAACCTACAAACTTATAAGATTTCAATTCGTTACCAGCTTTGCCGTATTGTGTTACCAGTGCATCTACCGTATAACCGGTTGGATTCACAGCACCACCATTACGCACATTGGTTGTGTGGCTATTGATTGCGTTCATCCAAGATTCTAACGAGTTACGGATTACAAAATCCTCATCGTTAATAATCTGTAATGTCCAATCGGTGAATGTGCGATTACCAGCAAACTTTAATTCACGACCAAAGTAAAACACTGGTACCGTTCCTATAGTGGAACCTGGTAACTGTGCCGACTTGGCCATGAATGTTGTTTTCTGTGCGGCTGCTGAACCGTTAGTTGCAACTGTTGGGAAGGTTAGAGTAACTTGGAATAGATTTGGACGGGCACCGTCACCAATCATATTCGCTCTAAATTCTGCTACATTGAATGCCATTTGTTATCTCCTATTATCGTGGTTATTTATTAAGCTGCACCAACGATTGTTGTGAAGTCAACACCTGTTCCAACTGCAACAAAGTTCAACTGAATAAAGTTGATGGAACGAGCAGGCTTGATGTAGATATCACCAACAAATTGATTACTGTCAATAACCTGTGGGGTGTTATTGGTTGTATCACATACTACACGGAAGTCGTAGATACCACGGCGACCTTGAACATCACGGAGGAACGGAGTTACCAGTGCTACGAACTGAGCACGAGTAAATTCGTCATTGAATTCAAACAACGAGAATTCAGCTGCACGAGCAATCGATTTCTCAAGCACGATAAACAATCTACGAACATTGATACGGTCAAATGCTGATGGTTTGCTTTGTAGTGTCTTATCACCAAACAGAACGATACCTTGACCAGGGAAAGATACAACTGGATTTACACCAGCGGCATACAATACATCTCGTTGTGTCTTGTTTGGATTCCATGCCAACTTGATTGCGTTCTTAATTTGACCACGATTGAAACCAGCTGGTGAGAACCATGGATCACGAACTGTATCGGTATTTACACACAGACCGGCGATGTCACCGTTGAGTGGAATATAACGATAGGTATTGTTATACTTGTCATACATATATTTGTAACCAGAATCGGCAACAACATACGAACTTGAACGAGCCAAGCTTGTTAACCAAGATTGAATACCAGCAGTTGGTGTTGTATTAATACTATCGACAGCAGTAATTGGAGGCGAAATAAATGCCACACAATCTTTGCGTGAATTTACAATGTTGTCGATGACGTATTGTTGAACTGTTGTGTTTGCGTTACCTGTTAATACTAACGAAATATCAATCGTTTCTTTATTGGCAAACAAACTATATGCAGTTTGAACTTCACCATCAGTTGGTACAAACTCTAAACCGCCAGCCAAAGGAATATTTGGATTGGTTGTCAATACAGCAAAACTATTGTTAGCAGCTGGTTTACCCCAAGTTGCATTAGTTGTGGTATAGTTTACCGGATCGGTAGCGTAGATGTATTGTGAGTTATTGAAAATAACCTGTTTGTAGTAGTTCGATACACCATTAACGCTTGCATCAGAAGCTTTTGACAAGAATGGGAAAACTTCTAACACGGTGCCTTGTTGACCTGTGAATAAACCACCTGCATCAACTACAACAACGTGCATCTCGTCATTAGAACCACCGACAGCTGCTGCAAAATCAGAAGTGCCTGGAGCGGCAGTAAAGAGTGAACTGTATGCCCAGCTATCAAACAAACTTGTATTAGCACAAACAGATACCGTTAAAGAGTTACCAATTTCACCAGTGTATTTGGCCATGAAAGGACCAAAGAAATCTAGGTTATCTCGATTTAGATAGAGATATTCGAATTCTTCTGGATTAGGAATTTGGAATGCTGTGTTAGCAGCAGCATTGTTTGAGTTTGCATTGACGGCACGAACAACGCTTAGATTATTACCATATGCTAGGAACGAAGCAGCTGTAAAAAATGATGCAGCCGAGTTAGCATTTGGCTTACCAAACATTTGGGTAAGAGTGATTTCGTTGTCAACCAGAATTACTTCTCGTGCTGGACCCCATGCGAATTGTCCAGCAAAAGCACCGGCCGTAGTGAGAACCGAAGGAACGACTGTTGTTAAGTCAACTTCGGAAACATTTACGCCTGGAGAGATTTGAAACGCCATTTTATTCTCCTTGAATTATTATGTGTTCTTGGCAGTTAAAATACCATACTGATATTTATGATTCACTGGATTTACAGACTTTCAAAGAAAGATTTGTGATAAGAACCGTAAGTATCAGAACCACTTGGTTTTTCCCATACATCACCACCCACCACCTCAAATGGAGCATCCGACACACCATCGTCAATAATAGGGGCTGGTAATACTTCTTCATCAATTTGGTTCATATTTTCCAATTGAATCTGTTTTCTGAGGTCGTGATTAACGATTTCTCTGAAATATTGCTGAGTTGAAGCCCATGCAAAGATAACCAAAGTCATTACCAAGTCATCATTGGCACCATCGGCAGCTGCAAAAGATGTCTTGTGTTGTTCAAAAGTGGTCAATTCTGAATAGGTATCAAAGTCATTGATGAGTAACTTATCACCTTCAATCAATGTTTTCAGGTTAGAACAACCAATCTGTTTGACCTGAGGTGACATTTTCAGACCCATCTGTATACCACGAGCAAAACCAGCCGATAATTGCTGTGGTTTCTTATTACCTGTAAATACTTTCAATAGATTTTCATATTCTAAATCGTTGTGAATAAAGTCTGCCACTTGTGGATTATTGTTAATTTCAACCAAAACATAAGCATCATTGTAATACCGAGCCGCATTGACAATCACCGTTGGGAAAAGAATTGGTGAGATAGACGAACTGGCATAAGTTGCAACCTGTTTGTAAGGTGTGGTCGATATATCAATAATTGAGAATGCCGAGGAGTCTAGGTTTTTACCTTCTGAAACGTCCACACAGACACAATATAGATGGTCAGATTTGGCACCATCTTTGTTCTCTTTGACAGGATGTTCATAGATTTTCATCTTGTCATGTTCGGCAATGGCATCGGTGTACCGTAACTGTTGCAGTTTGTAACCAGAGATAAGAGTATTAGACGAACCTAAGAATTCGGTTTCAAACTCTTGTGCAAATTGCCGTTCAGAAGTATTGCGGATTGTTTCTTCACGCCAAGCCGCATCACGGCCTGGTACCATCGACCAATGAATCTCAAAGTTTTTGTAGTTGTTTCGGCCTTCTAAAGAATCCATCCACAATTTGTAGAATAGATTCATACCATTTGGTGTGGAAACAATAATAATCTTTGATGACTTACCAGATGAAATTACCGGATAAACTGAGTTGAAGAACTCATTGGCAATATTGTTTGGCACGAAAGCGAATTCGTCTAAGAACACGATGTTAAACGAACCGCCTCGGATCGCTGAGGATGAGGTGGAGGCCGCAATGACTTTAGAACCGTTCTCTAGTTCTACATTACCCTTGTTCCATGTCACCACGCCTTGTTGGAGCCATTGTGGTAAATTCTCGTATGCCAATTGATACTTGGCTAGAATATCACGAGCCAGAGAACCTTTGTTTGCCAGAACGGCTACGTTTTGAGAATCGGTAAAGATAGTTGCCCAAAGAAGATAACCCACCGTTGTGGTCGTTTTACCAACCTGACGAGGACATTTAGTGATGACGAAACGATTATCTTTGAATAGATTAATCATTTCTTTTTGAAAGTCCCACATCTTAAAGTTGATGAGACCTTCATCTACGTTCACAATCTTGATATAATTCATACAGAAGTATACCGGATCTTTAGAACACTTTACATACTCTTGTATCTGTTCTTCGGTATATTCATGTTGAACTCCTACTTTCTTTAGGAGAGGATTGTCCCTGTATGACGATTTGGAATCAATGGACATTTTTATTCCAATTCATAAAATTACCTAAAGAC